GCGGCAAATCCCAGCTTGGCGCTGCGCTCGTCGCTCTCAGAAGGTGCGGGATCGCTGATCGCGGATCGCCGCGCAGCAGGGCCCGGACGCCCTCGTCATTCGCCGCCCTGGCTTGGTCGGGCCCGCTGGTTCCATCCATCCCTCCTCCTACCACAACCCGCGCGACCGATGGGGAGGGACGGCCAACGGCCCTGAACGCCTATCGGAAACCGTTCAAGCATGCTTAAGCTTGTCGGTGTGAGAATCTGCAGGCTCGCAGCACTGTGGGCGCAGGCCATCGGAGGCGGGTTCGCCCGGACGACTTTGACACGGCGCAGGCCCATACCTAAGTTCGCGGCCGCACACGTGGTGCGTGGAGAAGGTCCGATGTTCGAGTGGAAGGTGTTCATGGGCGGCATGTTCGTCGCCGCCGCCGCCCTCGGCTCGCTTATGGCCGTCGCGGTCCCGGCGTTGGCGTTGCCGGCCGTCCTGGCTGGTCGCGTGGGGACCGCCGTGGAGCTGATCGGTTCGGTTGCCGGCGGCGTCCTCGCCACCCTCTACAGCAAGCACCAGCGCTGACATCGGCGTCCTGGGCGAAATCGCGAAGCCGTGGTTCCGCTCACAGGTGGCATAGGCGAGCTGTCCTACTTCGACATGTTCGCGGGCGGCGTGGCGGCGATCGTGGCCTCTGAATTATGAATGGCGCGCAAGCAGAACGGCCGTGGAAATGAATCCGGCCAATGGTTCGCCGACGCGCTGACGGTCGGCACTGTTGTTGTGCTCATCGCTATCGGGGTCCATGCGATCATTGGCAACTGGTGGGGACTGGACGAGATCGCCAAGGCCAACAACCTGCTGGTGGCGCTCGCCTTCCTCAACTCGACAGGCGTCCTGATTCGATCCCTGTGGCGCAGCGTCCAGCCTAAGTAGGCCCCACAACCCGCACCGTCCGGCCCGCCCGCAGCATGGGGCCATGCCGACGTTCCCGCTCAGCTACGCCCCGGGGGTCATCTCGGACGACACGGTGCTGGCCCGCGGCGGCCGCTTCACCGACGCCGACAAGATCCGCTGGACGCGCTCCGGGCCGGACCAGCCGCTGTTTCCAGAACCGACCGGCGGATGGGAGCGCCTGACCCTTTCGACCCTGAGCGGGGTCTGCCGCGGCGTCCACGTCTGGAACGATAACAATGGCCTGCTGAACATCGCCTTCGGAACCCACTCCGGGCTCTACGTCTGGCGCGGCGGCGCGCTGACCGACATCACCCCGACGCTTGCGATGCCATCGGCCAAGCTGGGGAACGACCCGCTCGCCACCACCAACACGTCAACCGCCGTCGTGGTGACGTGGAAGGGCCATGGACTGGCTTCCGGCGATAGCGTGACGATCTCGGGGGCGACGGATGCGGGCGGGATCGTCGCAGCCAACCTCAACGGAACGAGGACCGTTACCGCGGTGACGGCGGACACCTTCACGTTCACCGCCGGGGCCGCAGCCACTTCCACCGGCTCAGGCGGGGGCGCGGCCGTTGTGGTTGCGCCCCAGAACGCCTTTGTCGCCGGCCAGGTCAACGGTACGGGCACACAGGGCTACGGGACCGGGGCCTATGGGGTCGGCGGCTACGGCCAGCCCTCCACGGCCGACTATTTCCCTCGGACGTGGAGCTTCGGCAACCTTGGCGAGGCGCTGATCGCCTGTCCCAGGGGCGGCGCGATCTACGAGTGGAACAACGACACCTCCGTGGTCGCGGCGCCCATCGCCAACTCCCCGCGTCAGGTCACCGCGATCCTGACGACGGCGGAACGGGCGATCCTCGCGCTGGGCTGCAACGAGGAGCTTTCGGGGGTCTTCAACAACCGCTGCGTCCGCAACAGCGACCTTGCCGACGAAACGGTCTGGAACACCGACTTCGGGACCACGGCCGAGGAGACGGTGCTTGAGGGCGCCGGCCGGGTTGTCGCCGGTAAGCCGGTCGGCTACGCGAACCTGATCTGGACCACCAACGAAGTCTGGCAGAGCCAATATGTGGGCGATCCCGACCAGGTCTATCGCTTCACCCGCATGGGCGAGGATTGTGGCCTGATAGGCCCCAACGCGGCCGTGGCGCGAGGGCAGGCGGCCTACTGGCTGGCCCCGGACCTCCAGTTCTACGCCATGCCGCTCGGCGGCGAGCCGCAGCCGCTGGACTGTCCGATGCGTGAGGAGTTGCGGGCCAACCTAACGCCGTCGCAGAAGGACAAGATCGCCGCCGCGACGCTCTCGGCGTTCGGCGAGGTGTGGTTCTTCTATCCCGACGTGAGGGACGGCCTGGAGGTAAGCCGGGCGGTGTTCACCAGCCTCGCGAACGGCTGGTGGTCGAAGGCCAGGCTTGCCAGGACCGCGTTCATCGACGCCGGCCCGGCCACCTATCCGATCGGCGTGGATGTGTCGGGGAACATCTACTGGCATGAGCGCGGGGCCACGGCTGACGGCGGCCAGATCAGCGGTTCGCTGGCCGCCGGCCCGCAGTACGTTTCGGCGGGACAACAGGCGATTCTGCTGCGGGCCTTCTGGCCGGACTTCAAGGATCAGGTCGGAACCCTGTCGCTGACCATCTCCACGCGCGAGAAGCCGCAGAGCGCCGACGTGACCGCCGCCACGGTGATGCTCGCCGCCGGGCAGGAAAAGGCGGACCTCCACGTCGAAGGTCGGATCGTCTCGTGGCGGCTGGATTTCGCCGCCGGGCCGGTGTCGTTCCGCATGGGGACGCCGATGCTGGAGGGCAAGATCGTCGCCCGCAGGCCGAAGTGACCGCAGCGCTCAGGAGGCAATTCGACCGCTGCTGGTCGTTCCTGGAGCCGGCCCTGGCGATCCACGCCGAAACCGACCGGAACGGCCTGCTGGATCAGATCCTCGCCGGTCGCGCGCAACTGTGGCCGGGCGAGCAATGCGCCGTCGTCACCCAATGCCTGCTGAAGGATTTCGGCCCCTCAATCCACATCTGGCTGGGCGGTGGCAGAATGGCCGAACTGCTGGGGATGCGCCCCGGCATCGAGGCGTTCGGGCGGGCCATGGGCTGCATGTGGGCGACAGGCGAGGGGCGCAAGGGCTGGGCCCGGGTGTTCCGTGACGCCGGCTACGCACCGCTCGGTCCCCTGCTGCGGAAGGAGCTCTAGAGATGGCGCGCGGCAGCGACGACCAGACCACTTCCACGCCCACCTCGCCAGTCTTCGCCTCGGGGCAGGGACCGTCCTTCGGAGACGTCAGTGGCCCCACCGCGGCCCCGAACCTGCTGGGCGTGACGGGGGGAAGCCCGTCCAGCCTGCTCGACCCGGGCCCGGCGATCGGTCAGGCTGTCGGCGGCATGACGCTGCAGCCGCCGCAACCCGCGGCCAGCGGCGCGGCGCCGATGACGCTTAAGGACCGTGCGGCGATCTTCTCCGCCGCGCTGGACAGCCCCAGCCGCGGCCTTCAGTTGCGGCAATCGTTCGCGCCTGCCCCGCAATCCGCCCAACAACCCGCACAGGACCCCATTGCGGCCCTTCGCGCCCGGCTGGCCGCGCTCGGCCTCGGCCGGACCTACTAGGAGGCTCCGATGGCGAAAAGCGGCAACTCCTCCTCTACGACCAACTCCAACCAGTCGTCCGCCTTCTCCGGGACGAACGCCTCCAACACCACCATGACGCCGACGAACCCGCAGTTCGTCAGCGATTCGGTGACGGGGCTACAGAACCGCATCAACGGCCTGCTGGACACCGACCCGCAGTCGCTGGTGGCCGGGCCGTCGCAGCTTCAGACCCAGGCGTTCGGCGCCGCGCAAGGGCTGGGCGGCTGGCAGCCCAGCCTGGGAACCGCCGCCAACGCCGCGACGGGCCTGCTCACCTCCGGCGTCACCCCGCAGACCGCGCAGGCGTTCACCACACCGCAGGTGGCGAAGGCCGACGCCGGGAGCCTGCTCACCACGGACCTCGGCGCCTACGAAAATCCGGAGCTCGCCAAGGTCGTCAACACTACGCTGGCCGACTTCGACCAGAACGCCGCACAGACCCGCGCCGCGCAGACGCTCGCCCAGGCCCAGGGCCAGAAGTTCGGCGGCTCCCGTTCGGCCCTGACCTCCGCCCTGACGGAGGATCAACTGGCCCGCGCCCGCGCCTCGACCGATGCGCAACTACGCTCGCAAGCCTTCGACACCGCGACGCAGAACGCGCTCGCCGACCTCGCCCGCCAGACCGGGGTTTCGGAGTTCAATGCCGGGGCCCAGAACCAGAACCGCCAATTCAACGCGACCCAGGCGAACCAGCGCGATCAGTTCAACGCCAGCCAGGCGAACAGCATGGCCCAGGCCGACAGGCAGCGCCAGTTGGCGGCCGCAGGGCTGCTGGGCGATCTCTCCAATTCGACGGCGACCAATGATCGCGCCGACCTTGGGCTGCTGGCCGACCTGGGCGGGACGCAGCAGAACCTCGACCAGGCCCGTGCGGCGGCGCCGGCTAGCCTGCTGCAGTTGATCTCCGGCCTTAACGCCAACCAGCCCTACAGTCTGTTCCGCGGAGTCGACACCAACGAAATCGGGGCGAGCGCCGGCAATTCCAACACCTCCGGCACGTCGAGCACGAACGGATCGACCTCCGAGTTCGGCATGGATGCGGTCGACTTCGCGAAGCTGGCGGCGGCGGCGGCGATGGCGATGCCCTCGGACAAGCGCCTGAAGACCGACATCGAGACTGTCGGCAAGGACAAGGCGGGTCGCCGGGTGGTGTCCTTCCGCTACAAGGGCGAGCCCAAGGGCACGAACCGCCTCGGCTACCTCGCGCAGGAGGTTGAGAAGACGGACCCGCACGCCGTCCTGACCGGCCCCGGCGGCTACAAGTTCCTCAACATGGGCCTGCTGACGATGCCGGAGCGCGCGGCATGAGCCTTCTGGATGCGATCGGGGATGGGCTGCGGGGCCTGTTCGGGTCCTCCGCGCGAAACTATGCGGACACGGTGGACGATGCCTCGGCCGCGCCCGACCTGACCCTGAAGGACCGTGCGGCGATCTTTTCCGCCGCGCTGGACGATCCCGCGAAGGCCGCGCTGCTGCGCCAGAAGCTCGCCAGCGCCCCCGTGATCGCCGCGGCGCAGAAGGACATCGCCGACTTCGCGGCCGGGCGGCCCATCGCGCCTCGCCCGGCTGCGGTCCCGGCCTACCAGCCGGACGCCGCACCGTCGCTCGCCCCCGCGGCCCAGGCAGCCCAGACCATTTCGAGCGACCTCAGCCCCGAGCTTGGCGGCCAGGGGCCGGCGCTCGCCGACCACCCCATCGCGGGGACGGACTTCTCCGGCGTCATCCCGCAGCGCGCGCCGATCGCCGATCGGTTCGGCAAGGCCCTCACCATCCAGAACGCACTCCCGCTGCTGCTGCGCGCTCGGGCGAGGGGCGTGGACATCAAGCAATACCTCGACGCCTTCAAGGCCGCGCGACCGGATTTCCAGCACGTCGAGACGCCGGGCTTCGGCGCCAGCGCGTTCGATCCCTCGAATGGGACCTTCACGCCCGGCGTGCGCGAACCGATCCGCTACAAGGCCGACGAAAACCTCTACCTACCCGACGACGGCTCCGGGGCGCCTCCCGCCGCCGCGCCAGCCGAGGCCGTTCCCGCCGCCCCCAGCGTGATCCTGCCGACCGATGCGGGCGGCGGCCTCAACGTGCGCGGCGTCCGCAACAACAACCCGCTGAACCTGTCCAACCTGCCGAACGGCCACATCTGGGATGGCCAGACCGGCTCGGACGGCCAATACGCGGTCTTCGCCACGCCCGAAGCCGGCTTCGCGGCGGCCGACCAGAACCTGCAGGCCTATCACCAGCGCCACGGCATCGACACCGTGGCCGGCATCGTCAACCGCTGGGCGCCGCAGGCTGGCGGCAACGATCCGGCGGCTTACGCCGCCACGGTTTCGCAGGCGCTCGGGGTGAGGCCGGACCAGAAACTCGACCTTGGCGACCCTAACGTGCGTCGGCAGGTGCTTACCGCGATGTCGGGGGTGGAGCTCGGCCAGCCGATCCGATTCACGCAAGGGGCGGACGCGCCGGCGGCGCCGACGCTTGCCGGCCAGGCCGGGGCGGACACCGTGCCGCCGCAGATCCCCGGATTTCGGCTGCTCCACGCGGCCGAGGCGGCCGGCGGCTATCACAAGGCGACGCCTCAGGAGCTGACGGCGCTTGGTTACCCCGCCGATGCACACATCATCATCGACCCGAAGGGCAAGCCGATCGCTGCGCCGAGCGGCGCCGAGAGCGGTGATCTGGAGCCGACGCTCCAGGGGCTCACCGGCGACAACCTGATCACCAAGCTCACCCCCGCGGAGGGCGCCCAGGTCAAGGCGCTGGCGGAAGGCCGGATGCCGTTCCCGTCGTCGTTCGCGATCTCCAAGCCGTACTGGCAGCGGATGCTCCAGCTCGTGAGCCAATACGATCCGAGCTTCAATGCGGCGGACTATCAGTCCCGGGCCAAGACGCGAGCCGATTTCACGTCCGGCAAGAGCGCGCAGAACATCACCGCCCTGAACACCGTGATCGGCCACCTCAACGATCTCGACAAGGCGATCGACGGGCTCGGCAACTACAGCATTCCGCTGAACAACTATGTGGCGCACAAGATCGCCGGGGCGACCGGGACGGACTCGCGGGTGAAGACGTTCCAGAACGCCAAGACCGCCGTCGCCAACGAACTCACCCGCGTGTTCCGCGGGACCGGCGGAGCGGAAGCCGACATCAAGGCGTGGCAGTCGCAGTTGGACGACGCCTCGTCGCCCGCCTCTCTCCGCGCTGTGGTCCATTCCATGGCGAGCCTGATCAACTCGCGGCTAGAAGCCCTGGGCGAACAATACAACCAGGGCATGGGGCACGCGCAGGACCCACTGCGCCTGCTCACCCCCGACAAGGCCGCAGCGTTCGCACGGATGCGCGACGGATATGGCCCGCACGACCCGCAGGCCAAGGCGTACACGCCGCAGAGCATCGGGGCCACCACGGCGGGCCAGAGCGGCGAGACGGCTGAGCCGTCCGCTCAGGCTCCCGTACGCGTCCGCAATATCGGGGAGGCGGCGAGGCTGGCTCCTGGAACGCTGTTCGTGACGCCTGACGGCCGCACCTTGAGGCGCAAGTGATGGCGGACCCGTATGTCGCCCTCGGTGAGCCGGTCGATCCGTACGCCGCCATTTCGGAACCGGCGGCCGATCAGGTCGTGGGGCAATCTCACAATGGCGGCGTGACGATCAGCGTGGAGAGGCCGCAAGGGGTCGCTGCGAACCTCGCCGGTGCCGCAGCGACCCTGAACCGCAGCATCCCGTTCGTGGATGAGGCGAGCGATGCCGTTCGGGCGTTCCTCCAGACCGGGGCCGATCTCGCGACCGGCAAAGCCCACCTGCAACCCGAAGTCGGCAAGACCGCGCTCCAGAGCGCCAGCGACATCATCCGCCAGCACTACCTCGCCAACCAGGGCCGCACGGCGGCGCTGGCGCAAGGTTTCGAGACGGCTCATCCGGTCGCCTCCGACCTCGTGAAGGGCGCGGGGATGGCTATCCAGGCGGTTCCCGCCATGGCGACGGCTGGCGCGTCTGCCGTGCCCGAGGTCGCGGCCTCTGCGGCTCCCGCGCGCGGGCTTCTCGCCGCCAGTGCGCGGGCGCTCAAGCCTGGGGCGGATTCGGCCGTGACGGCGGGGCTCGCGGCTCAGGTCAATGGCCTCGGAAGCGAAGGCACGCTCCAGCAACGGCTTCAGAACGCGAACGAAGCAACCGTGCCCGCGATGGTTGTTGGGGGCGCGATCCCCGCTGTCTTTGGCGCGGCGCGGGCGGCTCGGCGCGGAACCGCTGCGGGCCTGAAGGCCATCGGCGTGGGCGAGACACCGGCCAGCACGACCGATCCAGTGGCGCTCGAGCAACAGCTCTTCGGCGCCAAGAACGCCGCCTACAAGGCCGCCGACGACGCGGGCGCGATCTATACGCCCGAGGCGGTCAACAGCCTCGTGACCGGCGTGGGCGATGAGATGAAGGCGGCGAAGATCAATCCCGACCTTCACCCAGCCGCCTCGGCGATGCTCAAGAGCCTGGACGACTACCGCGATACGCCGCTGAGCCTGACGGACCTCGACCAACTCCGCCAGGTCATCAACCGGGACGTAACAAATGCGCCGGGCGGTGGCGATCAGTTCCTTGGCCGCAAGATGGTCAAGAACATCGACGAGTTCATCGACGCCGCGACGCCGGAGCAGATGATCGGAGCAGACCCGCAGAGGGCCGCTGACCTCATCAAGGCTGCGCGTCAGGCGAACACGCAGTACGCCAAGTTGAAGGCGATCAACGACGCGGTGCGCAGCGCCGAGATCGCGGCGGGGCGCTCGGGCTCGGGTGGCAACATCAACAACGCCACGCGGTCGAAGCTGTCGCGCTATATCGACCCGCTGCACTCGGCCGAGATCACCAACCTGACGCCTGACGAGCAGCAACTCCTCGACCAGATCGTGACCGGCACGAAGGGCACGAACGCGCTGCGCCAGATCGGCAAGTTCTCGCCCGAAGGCAATGGCCTGATCGGCGCGCTTCAAGGCGCGTCGGCCGTCGCCAGCCACGGCGCGACGCTGCCGGTTGCGGTGGCCGGCATGGCGGCCAAGCGGGCGGCGGATCAGGCGACGGCGGATCGCGTGGCGACGCTGCTGCAAACCATCGCGCAGGGCGGGACGAAAGCCGCCCCAGCAGCGGCTCCGGCTGCGGCGAACTTCAGCCTGCCGCAATGGCTCGCCGTGCAGCGGGCGCTCGCCATGGGGTCGGGCGCGGCTAGTGCAAGAGCGCAGTAAGCTTCCCGAGAAGCCATGGAAGCGCCGGCTTGAGGTGCTGGGCCGACCACCAGATCGGGAACAGCAGGACGACGATGGCGACCGCACCAGCGGCCTCCGCCGTCCAGCGCTGCCATCGCTTCGGGAGGTCTTCGGCGTCGAGCATCAGAACTTGGCCTCGGCTGCGGCCTTCGCGCACTGCCCCTGGAAGCTGAGCCCTCCGGACCCACGAATGTCGATGTCGCCCGTGATGCGGTCGATGCTGACAGTTGGACGGTTGACGATGTTCAGCCGGAATCGCCCGGAAATCGCGGTTTCCGACACGCTAAGATCGGTGAGCGCATACCAGCCGTCCCTGTCGCCGATCTTGAGCGCCGGCGTCATGGTCGCGGGAAGCCGCACCCGCGCGCCGTCCACCGACAAATCCACAGTCACGACCTGACGAGAAGACGTGGGGATGGCGGCGATGTCGTCTGCCACCCAACCCAGTTGACGATAGGTCGCCACGCCCTCGCAACGGAGGGTCAATGGCTGCTGTAGGGCGAGTAATAGCGCCAGCACAACTCCCTCCTACCACACCAATCCGCACCCGTCCCTCCGCCCTCACGGTGGAGGCGACAGACAGCGGAGAAAACAATGTCCCTCCTGCAATTCCTGAAGCCGGACGGCTTCAACCGACAATCGGTCGATGCGAACAATCCCCTTCCGGTCGGCGGCCAGGGCCGATCGGCTGCGGTGTCACACGCGCGTCCGGCCGACACTGCGGCCTACACCGCAGGCGACATCATCGGCGTGACGGACACCTCCACGGCGGCGGCGTTCGTGTTCCCGAGTATCGCGGGCGCGGCCGGCGGGGAGGTTATGGTCACCTCGGCCAGCTTGGAGATCGACGCCTCAGCGGTCCCGGCCGGCATGACCAGCTTTACGCTTTATCTCTACAGCGTGACGCCGCCCTCGGCTGCGGTGGATAATGCGGCCTGGGACCTTCCCTCAGGGGATCGGGCCTCATTCCTGGGCGCGGTGAGTTTGGGCTCGCCGGTGGATCTCGGATCGACCCTGTTTGTCGAGCAGAACGGCATCAACAAGCAGGTGACGGCAGCTTCGTCTAGCCTGTTCGGCTATCTGGTGACGGCTGGCGGCTACACACCGGCCTCGGGCACGGTTTACAAGATCACCCTGCACACGGTCGCGATCTAATGACTCCGGCTCTGAGGCAGATTCTGTTTGCCCCGCGACCGTACAGCGCGGAGGCGCGAGCAGCCTTCGCGGCGATGACGACCCAGCCGAGCAGCGGACTGAAGTCGCTTTACAACACCTGCATCACGTCGCTCATCAACGCCGGCATCTGGGCGAAGCTGGATGCGCTGTACCTGATGAATGTCGAGACGGCCCAAGCGGCGCGGCTGAACATCAAGAACCCCGGGACCTACAACCTAACCGCCGTTTCAAGCCCGACCTTCACGGCGAAGACGGGTTATGCAGGAGATGGAGCGGCGGCGTACCTGGACACCAACTTCAACCCCACCACGGCGAGCGCCCCCAAGTTCGTGCAGGACAGCGCATCGGCGTTCGTCTGGAGCCTTCAGCAGACCGCCGAGAACAACCCCCAGCTCGGCCAAGGTGGTCCCAGCAACACGATCATCTATGGCCGTCGTACGACGGACACGGTGCAGGGCCAGATCAATACCGCCACCACAGCGGCGGGGGCGGCCAGCACGGACGGGCGTGGCCTGATCCACGCGAACCGCGCCGTCTCGACGGCGCAGGAGTTGTTCAAGAACGGCGCATCGGTGGGCACCGATGCTCACGCGTCCGTTTCTCCGGTGTCGAACAATATCGTATTCTTGCGAGCGAGCGCTGCATTCTCAGCCGCGACGGTCGCCATGGGTGGCTTCGGCGGCGCGCTCACCAGCCAGAACGCCGCCGACCTCTACACCGCTCTCAGCGCCTTCAAGACCGGAGTGGATGCCCTATGAGCGCGCAAAACATGTTCATCCTCACGGCGGCCCAGAGCGTGGCGGCCGAGGGCTTCAACAATGAGAATGTGGCCGTGGAGCCGCGCGCGGTGGATGGCGCCAACCCGGGCGCCGGCGTGAACCTCAACGACGCCGCCAGCGATTATGCGGTAGGGGACGCCGTGTCGCTGACCGGCATGTTCGTGGCGCCGACGCGGATCATGGACGATCCCGAATACCGGACCTATGCGCCCGGCCTCATCGCGTTTTTAAGGTCGCTTCCGTGGGCTGAGCTTGATTCCGCAATCATCTTTGCGCCGCCAGCGGCCTGAACGCGCCGCTTCCACTCTCTTCGACCTGCGGCGGTGTGGTGGACGCCGTCAACGGTCATGGATCGTGGGACGCCATTCACGAAAAAGCCCCGATGTTTCTCCGCGAGTTCGCGCATAATAGCATTGGCGGGATGATTGGCGGTCATGCCTACCACGACGGACTTGGCAGGAAGCATCATCAGCGCACGATCGAGTTGATCTCGAAAGTCCGCCAGCGGGGTCCCGGGGCTGAAGCGAAAATCGTTGGCCCCAATCTGCACGACGGCTCTGACTGGCTGGGTAGTTGTCAGGACTGGCCCTATTAACGGCAAGATGTCCTGAAGTCTCGCACCGCCAATTGCCGTATTGAACACCGGCAAGCCAAAAAAAGACTGAAAAACTTGATGCTCGGCGATGCTGTCTCCAAACACCACCACCCCGCCCGGTTGCACATCCTTACTTCGAAGAAGCACGAGCTCGCGCGCGGATTCAAATCTGGGCGGCCTCCGCCAACGGGCGCGCCCTATCAGCAGGCCCCCAAGGACGCCGACGCCTAACGCGACCACTATAGCGAACGCCGCTCCCATCCGGAGACCCTACCACAACCCCTCCGCTAGCCAAGCTGGCCCACTGAGCAACGCGGATGGCGCTCCCACAATGGCTAGATGACCAAAGCCTTCGCGTCTGTACTGAGACGGTTTGCAGGAGGTTGCAGAAAGATGTTCGGCTTCCGACCTGGCCGCTACCCGGAACCCGCGCCGAAGGGGCTGGACAGCCTGCCGCCGGCCCCCGGCTATGTGATCCGGACCTTCCCGACCGAACAGGCGGCTTCCGACTGGTGCCGGGCCTGGGGCGTCGGGACCGGCCCTGACGACTACAACCACCACATGACCGGCGGTTGCGTGGTCACGCCGCTGAAGGCCATCGGGATTCCCGAACAGAGCCTCGTCGGCAAGGGCATGTACGACGCTCTGCTGAGGCATGAGGACCTGCACACCTACAACGTCGTGCACGGGCCCGACGACAAGGGCTGGTATCTGAACGGTCCGGTCCCGCAGGGCATCGACCCGAAGGTTGCGGCGCTTCTGGAGGCCCTGCCGAAGACGCCGGCCTACGCCCAGGCGATGACGCGCCAGCCCTCGACGGCGGCCATCATTCCGGGGCCGCCCGACAAGCCGCCGGGGCTGATGGGCGCATCGGCCCGCGGTCAATAAGCACGCCCCTCGCCAGTCCCATCATCATCCCTGTCCATGGGAGGACGCTCCATGTCCGAGCCTGATCCGAAGCCCCCTCGGCCGCACCGACCACGCCATGGCGCATCGCCGCTCGACGCCATCCTGGTGCTGGGGACGCTGGGGGTGATCGGCGGGGTGCTGCTGGGTCTGTTCGTCCTGACCGTTCCGCAGGCCAACCTGCCGATCATCTCAGGGCTGGCCGGGGCCATGGTCTCGGCGGTCATCAGCGGCTATGCGGGCTATCGCTGGGGGGCGTCCGACGCCCAGAAGCAGGCGGGCGAGTCGTGAGCCCGGCGCATCACGACATCGGCCGGGACGCGACTTCTGCCGTGGTCAAGGCCATTCCCCCGGTCGCGGTGTGGTCGTTCACGCTGAACGATTGGCTCGCAGCGGTCTCCATCCTCTACGTCCTGCTCCAGGTCGCGCATCTGATCTGGAAATGGCGGCGGGAAGGGCAGGCGAGGGGCCGGCCTTGAGCAGCCGCAAGGGGCAGTCCTTCAAGTTGACACCAGCCGAGGCGAAAGCCGCTGCTGACGCCGTGCTGGAAGCGGGCTCCATCGCCGGAGCGGCGCGGCTTCTCGGGCTCAACCGCTCGACGGTGCAGGAGCGCCTCGACCATGCCGCTGCGGCCGGGCTGACCAAGCCCCGCGCCGAAGCCAATCCCTCCCGTTGGCGGCCTGGCGCGGAGATCGCGGCGGCCCGGAAGGCTGAGTTCGAGCGCTACAAAACGCCAGGCGACGGCCGCAACGCCACCTTGATCCACCTCGCCGATGACAAGCCGTTCTGCCTCGTCGCGATCGGCGATCCGCACCTCGACTCACCAGGAACCGACCTGGAGCTATGGGAGCGATGGATCAATATACTGGACCATACCAAGCACGTCCATGGTTTCGGTGGAGGGGATTGGCTCGACAATTGGGTCAAACCGCTGCAATTCCTATATGCCACGTCCGAAATTCCTGCCCCTGAGGGCTGGATTTTGCTAGAATACTACCTGGATCAGATCGGCCCCCACTTGATCGCCTCCGTTTCGGGGAACCACGATGACTGGAGTGGCCATTCAGATGTTCTCGGGATGCTGATGCGCAAGCACGGCGTCACGCATCGCCAGAAGTCGTTGCGGGTAATCCTGCGCACACCCGGCGGGCATGAGGTTTCGATCTCGGCCCGTCACCGCTGGCCGGGCCGCTCGATGTGGAACGAGGTCCACGGCATCAAGCGCGCCGCCCGAATGGGTATGCGCGACAACATCCTCCTGGGCTTCGACAAACACATTTCCGGGGACACCATCGAGAAGGACCCGCTGACCGGGCTTCTGACGTTCTGCTACCAAGTCGCGGCGTTCAAGGTGGTGGACGACTATGCCGAGGATCATGGGTTCCTGGACCGCCATGTCTCACCAGCCGTGGCCCTGGTCGTAGATCCCCGAAAGCCGGTGACGAGCCCAGAGCGCGTCAAGCACTTCTACGAGCCGGAACCGGCGGTCGCCTACCTGCGCATGGTCCGCAAGGCCGCCTAACCCGCACACCCCCATCCGCTCCCACACTTCCCCCTGACGCCGGATGACGGCGGGAGGCTCCATGCAACTTGAGCGCCCCAAGCGGTTCTTCGACGCGTTGCGCGCCGGGCTTCTTGGCCCCTCGCTCAGCGCCTCGGAAGTCGCCGGCTGCAACGCCCTCCTGACGGCCTGTAGCGCGTGGCCGGAAAGCTGGACCGCCTATGGCATGGCGACGGCCTATCACGAAACCGCCCACACGATGCAGCCGGTCCGCGAGTACGGATCCGACGCCTATCTCGCCCGCATGTACGACCCGGAAGGCTTGCGGCCGGAAGTGGCGGCGCGCCTGGGAAACACTGAGCCGGGCGACGGGGTGCGGTACTGCGGACGGGGCTACGTCCAGCTCACCGGGCGCGGAGGCTACGCCCGCGCCGACCGCGAGCTCGGGCTGGCCGGCGTGTTGGTGGACAACCCGGACCTGGCCCTGACTCCCTCGCTGGCCGCGAAGATCCTGGTGCGCGGCATGGCGGAAGGCTGGTTCACCGACCGCAAACTGCGGGACTTCCTGCCGGCCGCGGGCCACGCCACCCGCGCCGAGTTCATGGCTGCGCGGCGGGTGATCAATGGGACGGATCGCGCCGACCTGATCGCCGACTACGCGCGGCGGTTCGCCGAGGCGCTGGAGGCGGGGGCGTGATCGACTTCCTCGCGGGCTTCGCCGTCGGAGTGCTGTGCGTGTTGGGCGTGGCCGGGCTGTTCGCGGCCCTGGTCTGTGCGGCTTGGCGCGATAGCATCCTGCGTCACCTAAACGGGGGAGGGGCGTGATGCTGGCGGTTGTCCTCGCGGCAGCTCTGGCGCTGCCGCAAGTCCCCGATCCCGCCAAGACGCCGGGCGCGGTGAACCCCGCGGCCTCGGTCACCGTCATCTGTCAGCGCGGCTACACGTCCCGGCCGGGCGTGCGGCACGTGACGGCCGCCACCAAGCGCAAGGTGTTCGCCGCCTACGGGCTCGATCCGCATGGACCTGGGGCGCCCTTCGAAGTCGATCACCTGATCTCCCTGGAGCTCGGGGGATCGAACGACGCATCCAACCTCTGGCCGCAGAGCTACATCACCACGCCCTGGAACGCCCACGCCAAGGACCGGCTGGAGAACCGCCTCCACGCCCTAGTCTGCGCGGGCAAGGTCCCGCTGGACGTGGCGCAGAAGGTCATCTCCACCGCCTGGATCGGCGCCTACCTCGCCTATGTCGGCCCAACCCCGCCCGCCAAGGGCCCAACCCCGAGAGGACCATGAAACTCCACCTGATCGCGGGTCTTGCGCTCGCGAGCCTGAGCCTCGCCGGCTGCGGCACGCTGCAACTGACCGGCAATCCCGCCGCCGACGCCAAGGCCACGGCCGCGAACCTCAACGCAGCCACGAACCCGCAGCAGTTCATGGCCAATGTGAAGGCCTTCAACGACACCGTTGGCCAGGCCTGCGGGGGCTACGGCAACCTAGACTGGACGCCGCCCCTGCCGCCCACGGGGAGCCTGCACGTCCAATGCGCGATCGGGAAGCAGCCGGCCGCTTCGGCCGCGCTCGGGCCGTCATCCGCAGCCGTCGGCGCCGACGTCAAGCCGTGACGCACTCGCCGCTGATCATCGACGGCCCGGCGGAAGGCCCCCTCCCGGCCTATCCGTTGCCCGCCTACGCCCGGGACCGGCATCCGCTCTATGTCGTGGAGCGGACGATCTACCGGCGGCTCCCGTTCGGCTGGCAGCGCATCCCGCGAGGCTATGTCACCGACTTCGCCTCGATCCCGCTGCTGGCGACCATGGCGACGGTGTTCTCGCTTCAGCCGTTGGG